GAGCTCCAAAAGGACAACAGTCTTGTCATCCTGCTCAGAGCCATAAGGTGAAATGCCCTCAATAGACTCAACTGTGTCCGGAGTTGTAACGTCGCTCCCACCTTCATTATTACTCAATGGTTCATAATAACCAGCCTGAACAAACCGATTATAGTCATTGCGTGAGAGCTTGATGATCTGAGTATAACGTGGCGATGTGCGTAGATCCGTGCTATCAGGGGACACTACAAAGTCTTCAGCTTCAACAAATCGTGCTGTTAGACGATCCATTGATGGGTCATACCAGATCTTTTTAAAAGTCTGACCAACCAGCGGTAAATGAAAAAGCATTTTATCAAGATCAGGAAAGAACTCTGGCATCTCCTCAATGATCTGGTAATTCATATATTCCTTGACACGAGTGGCTTGCTCTTCTAACTCATCATCAGCCTCGCCAATTATAACTGTTCGTACAGGGCCATCAGCAGGATAGAGTTCAGCTATAGCACGAGCTTGAAATTGCGTTGCTGCTTCAGCTATTATGGGGTGGACAACTTGGCTTAGACCTTTGACCGCGCGATTCTCATCGTCGTCTAAGAGATTGCCATCTATGTCTAGAGTCTTAAGACCATCTTTATATCTCTCCTCCCACTCGTTGCGTCCTGCCTTGTCTGTCTGATAATAGTCTATCAATTCAGACGCGGTGCTTTTTAAATCTTCCTCCGAAAGCTCGCTGACAAGGTTCGCTTCAAAATCAGATGATGGTTCATCAACAGTTTGCTCAGGCTCACCAATCAGAACATTCCCATCAGTGAGCTCTTCGACTTTCAACGTGTCGCCAGGAGCACCATCAGAAAAAGGAATGATCGCAGCAGGATCTCTAGCCATACATTACTTTCCTCTCTTTTTCAGGTTCTTCCTCATCTTCCCAATCTTCAGAGTGTGTCAAGAACCATCCCTTTCGCAACCTCAACCAAGCCTGTGTACAGGTGTCTACTATATCGTCATTCTCGCCAGCTGGAAAGGCTGCACAAATACTTATTAAATCTTTAGCCCATTTTTTGTCAGAAGGAAACCAAATTCTTCCATCTTCTAATAAAGCTGATGCTGCATGGGCACGAGCCTCCTTGTCTCTATCAGGCATATATTCTAGGACAGGGACGCCAGCCATGCGCAGATCTTGAATGAGGCTCTGGCCACTGGCCTTCTTCTCAATTAACACTGCATCCGGCTCATAGGCTTTGTATGCGTCCTGTGCCTCACGTCTAAGATCAGGATAGGAAACCCGATCATACCAGCAATCAATGACAATAGCATTCCATGCATTCTCAAACATAAAAACTGCCCATGTGGTTCGTGCTGAATAACTGCTTTTTTCTTTCGTCGAGTAGGCTGTGTCCCAAGATTGGATCACATATTCAATATCTGGCAACTCTTCCTTCTCCCATTCTCGCCACCATTTGGACTTGAGAATGGTTCCGCCACGTGGCATTGGACGTTGCTGAAGCTGACCAGCGGCTGCATACTCGCCCAATGAACGCTCTAGATTTGACAGCGTGTATTCATCAATTCTTTCAGGCCATAAAAGCTCGCCACGTTTTTTCCTTGGATCTATATCACTGGCAGTCTTCGCAATAACCGATGGATGGTCAGGCTCATAGCGTGCAGGCAAACACAAATGCTCCCACTCATGGTTGACGTCATTAGAAAGAATGTGGCCTGTCAGATCAACCTCGTGAACACGCTGCATAATTAAAACAAAGGCACCTGTCTTAGGGTCATTAAGACGCGTCTGCATAGCCTGATCCCACCAGTCAAGCACTCCTTCACGCACCAAGGAGCTCTCTGCCTCACGCACGTTGTGTGGGTCGTCTATGACGATTATATCACCACCTTCACCAGTCAGTGCGCCATCAACCGAGGTTGCTATCCTGTAACCAGTCTTGTCGTTATCAAATCTTTGCTTCTGGTTCTGATCCGAGGTCAGTTTAAATGAATCACCAAAATGAGTTTTGTACCATGGTGAGTCTAGCACACGCCGACACTTAACTGAATCACGGATGGAAAGTGAATTGGCATAGGAAGCAAACAAGAATCTTTTTTCAGGAAACTTAGTCCACGTCCACGCTGGCAGAGCTACCGACGCAGTGATGCTTTTCATATGACGTGGCGGAATGTTAATTATTAAGCGACGAATGTCACCATCAACGACCGCCTGTAAATATTCACAGATCGCATCAATGTGCCAGTTGTCGTAGAAATTACGTCCTGGCTCTATTATCTTCCATGAGTCCTGTATGAACTGCTTCAGGGATCGACGCATTTTCTCCGCTCGGATCTCCGTCAATGACAGCGTGTTCAAGAACTCGCTCAATGGTGGTAAGGTCATCGTTGCTCAGTGCACTTATGTCAATAATTTTTCGTTCTTCAACTGTTTGGTTAATCTCAACTGCCTTCAGGTCTGGGACGCATTTGCCTAGAAGAGTTTTGGCAGCCAAGACTCTAAGCTCAGGGTCAGCGCATATCTTGCCAACATGCATAACATTCCCCTCTTCGTCTTGAGCGTAAACAGGAAACATTTCATTGCCAGCCATCACTGAAGCTAGGAACCCAGCAGGATCAGCTTGGCCCATGATCCAGTTTACCAACGCACGGTGGTTCCATTTGTATGGACCTTTGCGTCCTGCCTGTTGGTTCTTCAAAGGCTCAACACTACTGAACCGACCATCAAAATTAATCTGGTTAGTTTTTTTGCCATCCCATTTCAGATGAGAGTTCCTAGGGCCATCATCTATGGGACGCTGAACCTGCACCTTAGGATCAGGTTTCTTTCTTGGACGACCACGTTTCTTTTTCGGGTTCTCTGGCATAGTTAAATGTCCTGCAAGAGCTTTGTTTCCAGTAGCTAACTGTTAAAAAAGTTAATTACCTTAAATTGAGAAAAAAAGAAAGCCCAAAGTTTCCTCTGGGCTAGTTTAGGAACTCCTAACAGGGAGGAAAAAGGGAGCTCCGCAATTAGTATAGTTTACTTTCATTCAAAAGTTAAGCTGCTTTTTTCAGCACCACCTGTTTAGTCTCCATCCAGTCTACAGCCTCCTGTGCTTTAGATGCTGCCTTGAAGATGAAGCTCTTGTCATTGTTCAGAGCCTTCAGCCAGCTCTTAATATAGGCCACATGATCATCCCTCATCTCATTAGAGATTCCCAGCTGACCGCACAACATCGCTGCACCAATTTCCGCTACCAGCTCTTCAGCGGCATAGGAATTCATTTCCCTATCGCAACGCTCCTTGTGGCCAGTGGCATGAGTACATTCATGAGCGAGTGTACTATAATAAGCCTCAGTAGCTGAAGAAGTTTTAGTCGCATTGAAAGCCTGACGAGGTGGCATCTGAATTTCATCATCCAGAGGTTTGTAACAGGCACGACCTTCATTCCTAGTTTCAACTTTCATGCCAAGCCGAGCGAAGAAACAATCAGCTGAAGAAATGATTTCAGTTTCATCTACCATCCCATTGTCAGGAGCATCCCAGCCGTCAACCTGCTCGGCATTGAAGACCGGATAGTAGCGAGAAAGAGGAATTGTCTTTTCGACCTCTTCACCATTTTCATCTTCCTCTTTTACTTTACGCATTTTCCAGAAGACGATGTGAGTAGCTTTTTCACCTGTGCGTACCTGAGCACCTTTTGAAGTCCACTGTTTGTAGGTTCCCCAGTAAGGAGAATTGTAAGGAGCGAATGCCAGCAGCATAATATTAATGCCACGATAAAATTTATCGCTCGCAATATTCTTTGACTGAAAACTTGCAAACGGCATCTCAAAATCATTCACATTCTCCAGCCGAGCCATTATGCGATTGGTCACATCCTGCTTGATGTCAACTTTCATTTTTATTTCCTTTCTCAAAATGTTCCTCGGCGATGGTCCACCTTTTAAAAGTTTCCCATGCCATTGGAGCTATGCCGAGTTCCTTAGACTCTTCGACATGAGCTTCCCAAGCCTCCATCCTAGCATCCATTAGCCATTCTCCCTTGACCGACGACACAAGATATATTCATCTCTTGCATACTGGGCTTCCTGATTCAGCCACTGCTCAAACTGCATCTTGGCAACTGACTTTGTGCAATCAGTGTTGGCCATAAAATCAGCGACCCAGTCCTTAATGAAAATTTTCTTCTGCTTCGGAGTGAGGTCATCCCAGAGAGTCTCATCAATGGGAAGTTCAACTGCCACTATTTCCTCCTCCACCCAGTCAACTGGGGCTGGGTCAGAGTGAGGAGTATCATCATCGTCAGGATCGCTTGAAAGTAAAATGAGAAACACTCTTATAACTTCGTCGCAAAGGGCTTCAAGAGTATTTTCTAGAGTTGTAACAGGAACTTTGAACTCACCACATTTTACCGTAGCAACTGGACCTTCATTACAAAAGTTTGTAACGACTGCGATTTCATTTCCATCGTCCCAACCATCAGGACCAAAATTTATTGCCCAACAAGGAGCAGCAATAATTGAAGGATCTGTCCACTCCCTAGGAGTTCCATCCCAACCGTGCTTCACTAACCAAAACCGAGGATCGGTTAAACCAGCTCTTAAAGTATCAGTTGTTATTTTCATATTGTCTTCCTTTCTCAATACAACGAGTATCGCTGATTTGACCTATTGAGTAAAGCGTTTTCTTGCCTCGTAAGTTATTGATTTTAAACAAAACTTAAAAAAAGATCCCGGTCTCCGGGTTCTCGTTCCGGTGTTTTTCGACTTCGGCATCGGCCTACAACCCGCAGAAACCCAAGGGAAATTAGACCTAAGAACCCGGTATCCCCAAAATCTAACATTTTCACACTTAATTTTTTTCCTAAAATATTCTCTCTATAAGACTTATAATATATCCAAGACCGTCCCCCAAAACAAATCGACTTCGGCATCTCCGGCATCTCCGGTTACATCATTGGTTTGAAATAAAAAGTCCGGCATCGCTTTACTTTTCAGAAATTTTGGAGTAAAAGGATTTTCGGACGATGACATAGTTCAGGACTGTTGGGGATCTCAGCATCTTCATTAGTGGCGTAACCTTGGGCATCGTCCCATTAGCTGAGAAAGGACTTTATTATTAAGTCAAAAAAAGTTAAAGTAAATAATCTGAGAAAGGATCTGCTATGACTGTATATATAGTACAGCGACCTCGTGAGAATAAATTTGGTTGGACTCCTGATTTGACGGATGCCAATCGCTATGGCACTATGGAAATTGTTTTCGAAGAAATGGATCGACCGCAGTTTCTCCCAGGACCATCGCTTCACAAGGCAAGAAAAATTATGAAAGACTTTGGGCCAGAGGATTATCTTCTTTGGCCAGGAGGAGGAGACCCAGTGGCTGTTATGATTTGTTCAATGGTGGCGGCTGAGTATTCTTCAACAGTGCGCTTCTTGCGTTGGGAGCGGAATAAAGATGAAGGCGAGCGGGATCGACGCAAAGGATGGTACATGCCCGTGGCCTTGGAACTTGAAAGGAGTAAAAGTGTCAATCAATCTGCTTGAGGACGTGGCACCAGCGTCCAACGAATTAGGTGCAATCACTGAGGCGACTCAACGTGTTTTGAATTTTGAAAAAGAAATTGAAGACATGAAAGAGCAGCTGAAGGAAAAAGAGCAGAATTTAAGAAAGTTAACTGAGCAAGAAATCCCTGACCTAATGACTGAGTTGAATGTTAAAAATTTTACTTTGACAGACGGCTCAAAGGTTGGGCTCATTACTATTGTATCTGCTAACATCCCTTCAGCTGGTGCTATTGAGCGTGCCAGAGGTGATGCTAAAGAAGAACTCTACGAGCGTCAGCAATCTTGTTTTGAATGGTTACGCAAGAATGGTGGCGCTGACTTAATTAAGGCCAATGTAGAAGTTCAATTTGGCAAAGGCGAAGACAAATCGTGCACAGACTTTAAAAAAGAGTTGCGTGAGCGAAAAGTTTTCTATCATGAATCTACAGGTGTACATCCCCAGACTCTTAAGGCATTCATCAGTGAATCTTTGGGCAATGGGAAAAATGTTCCACCGGAGATTTTTAAACTTTACACTGGGCAAAAAGTCCAGATTAGGAGACCATAATGGGTAAAGCAGTTACAAAAAAGAAGTCACAGCAATTAGCTACAATTGATGATTCAATGCTCTTGGGCGATGCAGGACTTGGAATGGAGGATATGGATCAACAGGACTTAATGATCCCGCGTCTTTCAATTTTACAGAGCATGAGTCCACAGGTAAATAAACGTGATGGGCAATATGTTGAAGGTGCTAATGCTGGTGACATATTTAATACAGTCAGCCGTACAGTCGTCTCAGGTGCAAAGGGACTCTTGGCTGTCCCGATTAAATATCGGCGTGCACTGATAGAGTGGAAACCGCGTGCTAGCGGTGGTGGCTTTGTTAGGGATCACGGCAATGATAACGCTGTTTTAGAAGACTGCGATCAGGATAAAGAAACTTTTCGGCATATTACTAAGGATGGTAATGAAATTGTCACGACTGCTGAATACTACGTGTTCATTATTAATGGCTCTTATGAACCTGCATTATTATCGATGGCTGGGTCACAATTAAAAAAGGCACGTCGTTGGAATTCTATGACCAACCAGCTTAAATTAATGAAACCCGATGGCTCAGGCTTTTTTAATCCTGCTATGTTTTATTCAGGTTATAAGCTGACCACAGTGCCAGAGGAGAATGATAAAGGCAATTGGTATGGTTGGGATATTGAAATGCTCCATGGCGAAAATGGAGGCATTATTAAAAACATCCCGAATGGTAGTGATATCTATATGGCGGCAAGATCTTTCAAAGAAACGATTCAGAAAGGATCTATTAAAACTGCCCCACACGAAACCCCCACAGAAGAAGCATTCTAGGCAAACTTGGGAGGGTGTAATGCCCTCCCGTTCTTTTTTGGGAGGTGGGTTTGAGCACTATTCAAAGATTCATGGATTTGTTTTCAGGTTATGAACATGCCCATGGTCAATATCGTGTAACTAATAAAGGCGACGACGGCAAGCTCTCGGGACGCGCTGTAACCAATTCCGAGCCAGCCAGTGAACTTAATTATAAGGAGCATCTTGAAGGTGGTCCCTATATATTAGGTATCATAATGTTGAAGGAGAATAACACCTGTTCGTTTGGCTGTATTGATATTGATATCCGAGGCATCGTCAAACTTGAAGAGCCTTTGGAAGAATTAGAGAAGAAAATAAGACACATGCCATTAGTGCTCTGCCGCCT